TCAAGATAAAAACCATAGTGTGATGCCGCCGGTGTGTCGATTACGGCGTTTACAGTTTTATCAGTGCTTACCCTTTGATCTGCTGTGTTTACATTGTCAGTCCTGATGTTGCCCCTCTCATCGATTGGTGCAACATAATATTGCTTGTAATTAAAACCAGACTTAGGAGCATCTGCTTCCGCCTGTGCAACAATTTGATCATTAATGGTTTTTTCTCTGTTAAAAGTAGACATGTAATTGGCAAGAGAACCCTCTGTTGTTGCATCTCCGACAATATCTCTGTATTCCTGTGAATCAACTAAGGATTTCATTTTTAATCTTAACAAATGCGGCCACCATGTCTGTGAAAAACCTTCGGCGGCTCTATTTACATCTTCAACAACATAATATCTTTTCAGGGCAATAGGTATGCTTTCATCTAATGAAAAATCGTCTTTCATGTGTGGGAACTCTATCACGTCACCTGACATTGGCTTCCTGCCAATTCTTTCTACTATGTCATTAAGATGAACAGTTAAAAATAATGTATCGTTCTGTAGGAACATTCCAAACTGTGACAAGTTAAAGTCGGCATCTTGTACATTGTATATGCCCCTTACTATGTAGATATCACTAGCATATTTCCTGTCCCTGTTCTCTAAAAATAACAAATCTTGAATTGTCCTTTCGTTTAGACTGTCGCCCGAATACTGAGGCAAAGTTGGACTTGCGTCGCCGTCTTTATTAGTACTACCTTGATCATATGGCCCTAAATATTTGTGGAAGTGTAGGTCAGTTCCACCCACAGTGAACATCTCCTTGATGTTGCGATCAAAGAACTTGTAGTCATTGCCCTTCTCTGGCTTGAAAATGGATAATCTTGGCATATCACACATATTTATTGCACAGGCAAAGGCTATAAATATGTGTATGTCAGAACTACAAACAGGTCAACAAGAGATATTCGATTACGTGAAAAATAACCTCGGTGAGGGCATGATCGACGTCGAATTAGACCCAAAACACTACCAAACGGCACTGGAAAGAGCCGTAAATAAATTTAGACAGAGATCATCAAATGCTGTCGAAGAATCTTATGCTTTTCTAGAACTAAAGAAAAATCAAAACACATATATCTTACCGGATGAGATTATAAATGTAAGGAACTTGAATAGAAGGACAGTAGGATCAAGAACAGAAGGTGGAGAAGGTGGTACATTATTTGAACCTTTCAACCTAGCATACACAAACACATATCTTTTAAGGGCAGGTGCAACAGGTGGCTTGGCCACTTACTACGCC